TAGCCGAAGCTATTAGAATAGCCATTTCTGTCTTACTCTGCCATAGCTTATTAGTGAGGCTCACTGGCTTGTATTTGGTAGTGCAAGCTATGCACATACCATCTGTTAGATGTGAGTGCCTACCACAGGTATCACACTCCCTGATGATTGAATTATCCATTACGCACCTGCCTTAACTTCGATAGCGTGGCCTGAGCTTGTGTACAGGTACAATCTACCCTGCCAGCTAACCAGCTTGGCTTTAATCTCTTTAGCGTACTGTTTTAAGTCACTCATTTTTGTTCCCTTGTTTAGCGTGATATTCATTTACTTCTCCTTTAGGTAATTACTAATATAGTTATCAATTAAATTCAACTCTGTCATCTCATTTCTGAGTATTTTCTTGGCAGGGTGCATCTTAATCTGTGCCCGCTTCCTGTTTTTAGCCAGAATGATATGGTGCTGTAGATCTGCTAGTGTGTACATAATGATTTATATATATGTAAGTTCTTAACAGCAAATGTGGGTTTACCCCCCTCTATTGTCCGCATCTCATTCTCCCATACACCTACATTAGTATGAGGTATAAGTGCAAGAGCTAGTGCAGGGTGAACTACAATTACTCCCTCGAAACCTTCTGATAGTATTCCTTTTACTATTTCATCTACATCATGGCATTGCTCTGTTACTAGATCTTCCCATGTGTATGTAATATCAGAGATAGAGGTATTGAAGGCATCCATATCACCCATCTCCACTATAGTGATACCCATATCACGGGCTATCTCATGCTGTTGCGTTGTCGTGGCGTGACGACTTATAAATAAATACTTCTTCATTGTACTCTCCCTTGCGTTAATTTAGCTAAGGCTGTAGTTTCATTACATCCCCAACTCTTGGCACATATTAAACTCATATGGTTAGGGTTTAATAAGACTAATCCCCTATATGATCTGAGGATGCGAATAGCCTCTTCTAGTGAAGCTCCTTTTTTCATCTTAGCAGAAGCTCCTGACCAACTGACTCCATAGTGGTGGCAAGCGTGACTTCTAGATCTAAACTCTAATCCATTTACAGTTATTTTATCCATCTTGTTCATCCCAGTAGGTGTCTATCATTACCCAGACCAACCCTACTAGGGTAGGATGGGAGTATAAATACCCCCCCCGTGTATCCCTACCCAAAGTGGGATAACATCTAGTACCCCAGCTTTTTCTTTAATTAACACCATAATTTATTCTCCATTTATTAATTGATCTAATTGATACACATCCACCTGGTGTCTTACAAGACAAGTCTCCGGTGTATGTAGATCCCTCACACTGCGCACAGAGGGCTTTATGAGCCCCATATGCTTAATACATCTATTACTAACCAGGTGGTGAACACACCCTCTCATACTGCAGTAAGGCACACTGAAGTATCTATTCATATTACCTCCCATTTATCTATTATATTTTCTGTGAAATTACAGGATCTTTAGGCTCTTCCATACATTCCTCTTCATTTCCAGTATCACAGATAAATTGGTTGACTGCCAGACGACCTATAAAATATACATCTACCTGTCCTCTCTGAATCAAGAGGTACTGTTTAGTAATTAGTTCTTTTCTAAATTTCCTAAGTTGCCTTTCACTTGTACCTATTGTAGTAGCAATGTTGTTATCTACGAATTTCCACCCGTCTCTCCGGGAGTAGTAGTACATAAGTAATTTATATGCCCCATTAGATAACTCCTTCATGGCCTCAGTTAATTCTTTTTGTGGTATTCTAGCCATGTACTTAGTTTCTCCTTTTTTGAGTATAGCTTTAGTATGTGTTGAATTACCCATAGTTTAGTCTCATTGTGTGTTAAGTAGTATCTATATACTACATATTATTTGTGTGTATGTCAAGTATTAAACACATACACAAAAAAGGTAATATACTCTATTATTTGCCTTAAAAGTGTACATTACAAGGTGTATACTACACGAAAAAGGTAAGGGTAAAAGTGACCTAAGTTACTGTAATATATAAGGAATATCCAACTATTACTTATGAGCTGTCTATATATAAAGCTTTATTGCAAATTGTATGCCATTGGTGTATTCTTTTCTGTGGTGGAAAAGGTGCTATACCAATAGTAGCTTTTAAACACTACTATTACAATCTAAAAGTAGTGTTTGAACGCTACTTTTATATTTTTAACTTATTGATTTATATAGATATTATCCCCCTTATATATATACTATTTAATACTAATCTCTGAAAGTCATTTGGGTAGCATAATTACCCCTGAAAGGATTTGCTGCATACCGTCATTTCAACATCGAAATCTTACGTCTGGTGTGTTTATAAAAAAAAAGAGATTACTATATTTTTTAGGTAGAAGTAAAAAAAAAAGAAAAAAAAATACACTACCTAATATATAGGTAGTGTACTTAATTTAACTTAACTTAAAGCATAACTACTAGCTTTAATATGCTTAGCTAATTTTCCTTTAGAAAGCTTACCGGGATCAGTACCGGTTAACTGTTTAACGATAGATCTTAATAGATCCATCTTATTAAGATCCACCAGTATCTCACGATACACCTGTTTAACTTGGTTAAGGTTATTAGGATGAAACCAGAAGCTATCATGGATATGAACTAACTCAAAGTCAGTTCTTCTGACCATCTCCCTAGCTATCCATCCATCAATGGAATGAATAACATTAGGAGCTAAAGCCCTATGTTGATCTTTGTTAGCTCTATTCTCTTTAAAGTGGACATGAAACTTACCATAATCCTCATCCACTACATTGTACTGAACTGTTTTAGAACTATCCACTACTGCAACATGTCCATCAGGTAATACCCATTTATGTTGTTTAGCTTCAGGATTAAAACATTCATTTACTAATTGCATTACAGCCATAGGACCAGGTAATAAGTCTTTGCTGCTCTCTATGAAAGCTTTATACTGGCGCTTAGTTAGCACCTGCTTAGGTACAGCCTCTGAATTATAAAACATAGTCATCAGAGGCTTCTTAATATCTGTTCTAGTAACTTTCCTCTTGTTCAGTATATTATTCATACTATTAGCTACATGGGTATACACATCATGCCTGTGGTCATCCCCAGTTAGATTAACTCTAACTGCGGTTTCCTTACAATCACTTAGCACAGCCATAATCTGTAAGCCACTAGCCGTAGCATCAATACCCATCATATACCCACTGGGTATTCCATCAAGACACTCTTGATACGCCCTGAGAGCCTTCCTACCGAGGATAGGTTCAGGCCAGTACTCTGTATCAAATACTTCCTGATCGTCGAACCAGGCCACTCTGTCGCCCCAGGAGAGCTTATCCTGCCCTGCATGTCCTGCTATTGCTATCTTGAGAGCATGTTCATCAGTGACCAGCTCTTCGTTAGCTAGACTTAGCATTGCCTTATGGTACTCATCACTCTGGAGGTTTATATCCCAACCTATTGAGTAACTCCTACCTCTAGCATCATAGCGCCAATCAAAATAGAATGGTTGCCCTAGGTAATCTAATATTACCCTATCATGTCTATAGGTATCATCACCTATACCTTGAGGAGTTTCCTCAATTATTACTTGAGGATCTAACATATAGGCTACTGCTTGCAATTGATTAATACAGGTAGTATTTTGCCTAAACTGATGCTTACCTTTCAGTAAACATTCATCCCAGTTTACTACTATGTTTGGTTCTATTGGTGGTGGTATCTTATGGTAATCCCACCGTGCTCTTAATAGTTTCTTAGGTAAACGGTAGGTATTAATAACATACCCATTTTCTACATTAAAGAATGTACCATCTAGTTCTCTTATTATACTTAATGCATAATCTATTCCCTTAGTCTTAGCTAATTGACCAACAACAGCCCCTAGTTCTTTAGGTTTAGGGTTGATATATGTAACGTTAATTACCTGTTTATTTAACTTTTGAGGGAATAACTCTTGTACCTGTTTGTACCAGATATCTATATTGTACTGATTCATTTTTGAAACTCCGTATATATATATAATAAAAAACCCCTACCCTTAGAATTAAGGATAGAGGTATAACTAAACTAAACAAATATTATTTCTTTACCACGCTTCCACGCAGCAAACTTACGCGCATACAAACTCCACGCGTAATCAATAACCTGTTGTGGAGGTGATACTTCATAGTCCGTACCGTCCCATCAGCTTGGCCTGTATTTGGTCAGCCCAAGAGCCTCCCGATAATAATAGCTCATTAGTAGTCAAAGCAGCCTTTAGCTGCTTTCGCAGCTCCACCTTAGCTTTCTTTCTCTTGTCAACTTGGAACAGCATAACTGTCCCAACTCTATCATCGTCAAGGGTTAAGACACCTTTCAGGTATCTTTTACCTGAAGTGTCTGTGTACCTTTTAGCGCTGGTAACTTTACAATCAGGCAACATTGCCTGATACAGTTTTCTTGCAGTATCTCTGTCCTTTGGGACCGGGATTTCCTGCCCCGACAGATAGATTATTAAATTATACCCTTTAAATTTTAATTGATAACCCTCTGTACTGCTTGCATACACAGTAGTAGTTTTTGACTTCTTTGACTTCTTCAACTTTAACTTCTTTAAACCTTTTTGTAACTGATTCATTATGAATCTCCTTTAAATACTATGTTATTGAATAAATAGTACTAAGATACATAGCGATCTTAGTACTAAGGTACTACTATTAATTAACACTCACTGTGTTAATTAAATATAACGACCAGTATCGCTACTGGCCTTTACTTTACTTGATTGCTAATTCAAGTAATTGTTTTCTTTTTTCCGAGAAGAGTTCTAAGCTCTTCTTTTTCTTCCTTTTTTTCGAAAGTTTGCGATAAGCTTTTTCAAGCTTATCCAACTCTTTTATTGGGGCGAATTTCTTCGCCACCTGTAAATCTGAGCTAGACTCTAGCTCAACAAGTTTAATCTTGTTGTCAAGGTACTTTGTCCCTGACATGACCGCGCCTAAAGCACTGTTACCAGTGTTGAAGGCATTGCTCATAAATAGCCTTCCGGCTCTTGTTGCTCTTATTTTTGACATACGTATGTCTCCTATAATTACAGCTGCATACGCACCATGCGCACACATACCCACTAGCGCGGAGCGAGTGTAACTGTGTTACGTGTTGGTGTGTAAAAAAAGGGAACTACCACCTGTTATGGTGGTAATTCCCTATGAATGAACTAGCTGTTAGCTAGCTCCTTCACTCTTGCGAGTGAAATCCTTTTGGTAGTATAGCTACTACCTAGTACTTTCTGGACCCTCTTCAGGGCTCCCTTCTTCCTGAAGTAATACAACTTCCCTCTCGGGTTATTGTACCTTCCTTCTACGAAGGTGAGGATTGTGTGACCGTTGCTTTCTCTTTGTAGAAGAGAAATCTCCTTTGACCGTATGCACTTCTTCAAACTAAGACCGTGAGTCTTAGCCTTCACATAGGCACATACATATGCGCCTTTGCGATTGTACACAGCCAGCAGCTGGCCTTTTGATGTAGTAGTAAGTAAACTCATAATTATTCTCCTTAAAGAATAGTATATAGTTTGTACGTAGATGTACAGGCCTATATAGTAAGCCTAGAACCAGGACGATAACGATAGTTATCTAGGTAGTACCGGGGGGGTACTTCCCCTTGATTCCCACTATACGGTAGTATACTGAACCCATACTAATTTTATAAATCCCACTACAGAAAAAATCTGGACTAATACTAATATATTATTATATATCTCATTGGCGGAGCGTAGGTGAAGGTGGAGATATGCGTAGCATATCGTAGGCTGAACCTACTCTCTTTCTCTTGTAAAATTAGCTGTTATATTTCAATGACTTAAAATTGAGTTTGTACGTTAGAGGGGTATTATATGTACTTCTCTAACGTACACTCCAGTAAAAAATACTTCTGTACAAGTATTTTATTGTGGTATAGTGGGATTATGCGAGAATTTAATAAGAGTATTAGGGGGGTTCAGGCTATGCGGGTATTTGTACAAATAGGTAAACCAGTAGCTAGTCATTTACTTTTATATTTATTAGCTAAGATGGATAAGAGTAATAGCGTTCATGCGTCTAGGGGGGAATTAATGGAGGGTACGGGGTTAAGTAAGAATACCTTGACTTCAGCTATGAGGGAGTTGAAGGATTTAGATCTAGTGAGAAAGAGATATGGTTCTACGTATTTAGTTAATCCTGATTATGCTCATTTCGGTGATAGTAGAAGTTATCATATTATTAGTTATGAGTGGGGGAAAGCTAAAGTGGATATCAGAAAGGAATGTAGGGTTCGAAGTGGAGCTCTGCACTAGATATTATTAGTTCAGGTGGGTGTAGGTGTAGGATAGGCTGTATCTTAGATAATACTGTGAGAGGGGATGAGAAGGGCTGTGAGAGGTGTATAGTAGTTACCCCTACTACTTGGGTGAGTGGAGGGAGATCGTCCTCTCCTTCTACAATGAACGCCTCTGTAGAGTGGGGGCGTTGTATGATGGCAATAGATCCGTAGTGAATAGACATTGGAGTAGTATATATGAAAACGAATATAGCAGCAACTGGGCATGTGGGGGCGACGGTAAATACTGAGAGTAGTCCTAATATTACTAGGGATCAGTTGATTAAGGTTATGCCTAGTAAGCATTTAGTTAAGGGGATTACTCCTGAGCTAGTTGATGTTATTAACTCGGAGCCTGATAGTGATTTGAGGAGAGTGTATAAAGAGAATATACTTGGATATGCTAACGTATTGGGGGAGGGGAGGTTTAGTTTAGCTGGGTATGTGCAAGCAGTTAAGTTTGTTAGTTTAAAGTTGTTGGGGGATAATAGTAGTCTTGCTTATAGTAAAGTATTTCCTGATAGATACCAGGGGCTAGTAAATAAGGGGACAGCTACGAAGGATATAGCTAGTTTTGCTAATAATTATAGTAAGAATACTATGTGTACGAAGATACTGGAGCAGTCTCTAGTTCCTACGCATATCCTGAATATGGATTTACATCAAGAGGCTATTAATGTTCAGGCAGAGTTGATGAGGTCAGCTAGATCAGAGACTGTTAGGCAGAAGGCAGCAGAGAGCCTAATTATTAATCTAAAGGCTCCTGAGACTGCTAAGATAGAATTGGATATAGGCGTAAGCAATAACACTATAGATGACCTCAGGGCTACTACAAGAGCTCTAGCGAAGCAACAAATGGATATGATTAAGAGTGGTATTAGTAGTGCTAAGGATGTGGCGCATAGTGAGTTATTAGTGAATACAGTAGAAGGTGAGTATAGGGAGGTAGATGATGGATAAAACAGTAGATGATTACCTGAATGAGATAGACTATTCCACAGACCCTGGGTACGTGCCTAGTGAGTTTGCACTGGAGTTTGTTAGTTTCTTGAAGTTAGTTAATGGTGATGAGGGAGAGGAAAATCTGACCCCTGTTATGCATTATAAGATGTTAGATAAGGTAGCAGGTAAGGCACAGCATACTGTGAATATGATGTTTAGGGGGAGTGCAAAGACTTCTATATTCGCTGAGTACATGTTTCTGTATATAGCTACATATGGAGGGATACCAGGGTTTGGTGATATTAATTTAGCTATGTATGTCTCGGATAGTATTGAGAATGGTGTGAAGAATATGAGGAAGAACTTGGAGTTTAGGTGGGAGAATAGTGAGTTTCTTCAACATTTTATACCCTACGCTAAGTTTACTGATGTGAGGTGGGAGTTCAAGAATATTGATGGTAAGCCTCTAGTGGTTAAGGGGTACGGAGCATTGAGTGGGGTTCGTGGAGCTAAGGAGATGGGACAGAGACCCACCTTTGCAGCTATGGATGATCTTATATCTGATGCCGATGCCCGGTCTCCTACGGTAGTAGCCAGTATTGAAGATACCGTATACAAGGCAGTAGACTATGCACTGCACCCAACTAGACGAAAAACTATATGGAGTGGTACTCCGTTTAATGCTAAAGATCCGCTGTATAAAGCTGTAGAGAGTGGAGCTTGGAATGTGAACGTATATCCTGTGTGTGAGAAGTTTCCATGCAGTAGAGAGGAGTTTAGGGGGGCTTGGGAAGATCGGTTTAATTATGACTATGTGCAGGAGCAGTACAGTAAGGCAGTAAAAGCAGGGATGATAGATACCTTCAATCAGGAGCTAATGCTTAGAATCATGTCGGAGAAAGAGAGACTTATTTTAGATAGTGATATCATCTGGTACAAGAGGAGTAATGTCCTACAGAATAAAGGTGCATACAACTTCTATATCACTACCGATTTCGCCACAAGTGACAAGCAGAGTGCGGATTACTCAGTAATTAATGTTTGGGCTTACAATAACAACGGGGATTGGTTGTGGGTAGACGGGTTCTGTGAGAAAGCTCTGATGAATGTCGCTATAGATAATTTATTTAGGTTATCACAAAAGTATAATCCGCTAGAGGTTGGTATTGAGGTAACAGGGCAACAAGGGGGCTTCATTAGTTGGGTACAATCAGAGATGCAGACCAGGAATATCTACTTTAATTTGTCTAAGGGGAAGAACAGTACCCAGATAGGTATCAGACCTACTAAGGATAAGATGAGCAGGTTCCAGACTAATGCAGTACCCCTATTCAAGTCACATAAGATATGGTTACCAGAAGAGTTAAAAGATTCTAGTGAGCTACAGGAGCTACTTGCGGAGCTATCTCTAGCTACTGTCAAGGGGTTCAAAAGTAGGAATGATGACCAGATAGATACTGTTACAATGTTAGCTGAAATTAATTCTTGGAGACCTAGTGAGGTATCTACTGAGGTAGATGAGGAAGGTAAGAGTAAGTTCAGTAAGTATTGGGATGAGGAGGAGGAGGATGAAGGGGAGTCTAGTTACTTTGTGTAATTGAGCTTGACACGATTAGGTAGGTATGATTAGATTAATAGTAACATTGGAGATACTATGAAAATTGCAGATTACATTGAGTTTTTAGTTAGTGGTGAAGTACAACAGTTAGCTGTGAGTGATGTAGGTGACCTAGATCCTGCTAGTGTGGTTACGCCTACAGATATACACGAGAAGAACCGTAAGAAGCTGACTACCTACTTGAATCTAGCTAATATCGAACTATACAAAAAGTTTAATATATCTGTGAAAACATTGGAGTTAGACTTCGCTCTAGCTGGAGAGGAGTTCTCTATTCCTGATGACTACCTAC